ACATACGAGCAGCCCGGCACCCGCTGGCTGGTGGCTGCCCCCACCTCTGCCGACGTCCGTGGCACCTGCTTTGAGGGTGACAGCGGCCTGATGACCATCATCCCTAAGTCACTGGTGGCGGACTACAACAAAACCGCCCATGAGCTTCGCCTGACCAATGGCAGCCTGATCAAGGGTATACCCGCATCCGAGCCTGAGCGGTTCCGGGGGCCGCAGTTCCACGGTGGCTGGTGCGACGAGCTTGCGGCGTGGGACTATATACAAGAGGCGTGGGACCAGATCCAGTTTGGCATGAGGCTAGGCAAGCGCACCCGGATGATCTGCACCACCACGCCGCGCCCCAAGGATCTGATCATTGAGTTGATCGGGCGAGAGGGTGACGACGTCGTGATGACGACCGCCTCGACCTACGCCAACCTGTCCAACCTGTCCGACAACTTCAGGAAGCAGATCCTCGCCTACGAGGGCACCAAGCTGGGGCGGCAGGAGATCTACGCCGAGATCATCGACCCGGAAGAGGGCGGTATCGTCAAGCGGGAGATGTTCAAGCTCTGGCCAGCGGGTCTGCCGTTCCCCAAGTTTGAGTACATCATTCAGAGCTACGACGTCGCGACCAGTGAGAAGGCGCAGAACGACCCGACCGCCTGCATCACCTTTGGGGTGTTCAAGCCGCAGGACAGCCCCATGAGCGTCATGGTGATCGACTGCTGGCAGGAGCGCATGATGTATCCCGACCTGCGCCCCAAGGTGATCGAGGAGTACGAGACGGTGTTCGGGGAGGGCAAGGACAGGAAGCGGGTGGACCTCCTGCTGATTGAGGACAAGAGCGCCGGGATCAGCCTGATCCAAGACCTTCAGAGGGCTCACTTGCCTGTGAGGGCGTACAACCCCGGACGGGCCGACAAGCTCCAGCGGCTGAACATTGTGAGCAACATCATCGCCCGTGGCCGGGTATGGATTCCTGAGAGCGACAACCGCAAGGGCTACGTCAAGGACTGGGCGGAGGGGTTCATCAGCCAGATCTGCTCGTTCCCCGAGACAACGCACGACGATTTGGTGGACGCCTGTACGCAGGCCCTGCGCTACCTGCGCGATGCTGGGTGGCTGGAGATTGACCCACCGCCTGATGACGCATGGGACGAGGACGACTATGCCGACACCGGACGGGTCAGGAGGGTCAACCCCTATGCAGCCTGACCAAGCTGTGGTAGAGTTTGCCTGTTGCCGTAGGAAGCGACGAGTTGAAGGCCGTTTACACATGCGTTACGCCTTGCCTGATGATGGGTCGTTGATTCATGAGGCAAGGTTCCTACCGAGCGCAGTTGTAAACGGCTTTTTTGCGTCTATGTTTTCCTTCGCCAGCCCTCAGAGCGGGTTAGCTAACGGGCCAATGTCGGGGCCGCACTCATGTACCGATGGCATTGCAGTCGCGACCCCGATGCCGGTGGCGTTCCATAGCGACCACGAAAACGAGCAACCCAAACCGACAGCGGTTAGCCCACGTTACGGGCGCTCGATAGGCAGAATATGGCGTTCAGCGTGCAGCAGTCCTTCAGGATGGCTGAAGACCCTCAGGTCGGGAGTCTTGGGGTCGCGCTATGCCCAAACCACAAAGGTCCACTATGCAGCTTGATCCCAAGGTAGAGATGTGCGCCAACCGCTTTGAGTTGATAAGTCGGTGGGGGCAACCTGTAGACAAGGCGTGGGCGCGGAGTATGTTTGAGCTTTGGCTTGCCCAGCGTGATGATGCGCCTCAGAGTTATGATGCGGCAAAGCAAACACTGGGGCAAACATGATTGACAAGATCCGGCCAATAAATTTACCCAAGATAAAGCCAATGGAAACCGAGTCGGTTCCTAAGAAGCAATCGTTGAAGGAATGGGCAGCCGCCGGGGGTGGTGTTCCGACGCAGTACAAGGGGCGTGAGCATGTCTGGCACGGCAAAGTGAAGAAGTTTGCTGCTGGCGGTGAGGCTCATATGGGTGCCGGTGGCATACTCAAGAAGATGATCAAGTCTGCAACTGAAGCGCCGACCATCATTGTCCCAAGCCGGTTGAGTGAAACCAAAGAGGCCATCCGCCAAAAATCCGGGGACTACGCAGCAAGACGGCTCGAGCGTGCTGCGGACGAGATCCCCAACCTTGAGAAGCTGTACAAAGAGGAGGCCATCAGGCGGGCGTTCACTGGCGACAACGCCAAGGCCGTGGCGACCATGAAGCCGAAAGACTTCCAGAAGTACGCCATTGAGATACAGAAACAAACCAGCGTTGGCCCGAAAGCGGCAGCACTGGCCAGAAAAGGCGACATCTCCAAAGCCACCGTTCCGACCGATGAGTACATCAAGCACCTTCAGCGCGTTCGCGGCGGGTTTGATGATGTGCCTTTTCTGCAACTTTTTAAAGATGAAATTGGGGTTCCATCAAAGCCCCGAATTTCCGGTCATGAGGGCCGTCACCGAAATATGGCTATGGCCGAGAATCAAGAGCCGGCAGGCTTAGTACAGGTGTTTACAAGGGGCGACTTACGCGAGGGTCTCCCTCGCCGCCATCAAGACGAATACATCAACGCTCTCAAGGACGAACTTGAATTGAGCGGGAACCTAGTGTTCCCTGAGTCCAGTCCAATGTATGGCCGACCGCCAGTTGATTTCCCTGATGTGTACGCCAAAGGCGGGGAGGTACACATGGGCATTGGTGGTGCTGCCAAGGAGGTTGTTGGGGCCGGCATCAAGGGCGTTAAGAAGCTTCTAGGCGTTGCCGATGAGGTCCCCAAGGGGGTAGAGCCTATTGAGGTTAAAGCCAAGCCTGCAAAGGAAGTTAAAGCCGTAAATTACAGCCCCAAAGTTTTGGAATCAACTGCTGCTAGATTTGCTGACAAAATTTCAGCGGCTAACCCAAAGTTGTCTGATGAAGAGGTTGCCAAGAAGGCAATGAATCAGGCCATTAAAAAGTTGGAGTGGGAGCGCACGCAAAAGCCTGCACTTGAGAAACGTTATGGTGATCTTGTTAAATCATCTTATGCCGAATCCAATCCTCAAAAACAACAGAACACGCCGGAAGTGGTGAGGGAAAGGATACGCAAAGCCAATGAGTTCCTTGACCAGCCCACAGAACCTTGGACGCCTCCAAAGCCTGAGTTGCAGGCATTTGACCGTTCCGCTATCAAAGACGCACTGGAGGGGTTTCCCGGCGTTGAGCAATCAAGGTTTCCCCGTGATACACCAGCGCGTGCCAACATTGAACACGTTGAAGGGTTGTACACCGATCCAGTCAACCGCGCCTTGATTGAAAAGCAGATTAAGCGCGGTCTGCCATTAGGCGGGGAGTCTTTTTACGCCTCCCTGTATCCTGTGAAGCAGGCGGTACTTGAGGCGGGAATGCCTCCCGAAAAATTTGAAAAGTGGATTCACTCACTTGCGCCTGCCTCTGCTCGTAACTCCATCATGAACGAGATGGCCGTCGGTCAGTTCCTGCGCAACATGAATGCGCGTGGCATTCCTTTGACTGAGGAGAACGTCGCCAAGGAGATGGCCGCATACAAGGAGAAGTTTGGCGTGGGCCTGCCTTTGATGCCTATTCATCGCCAAGGCGTGCAGAACGTCCTTGAGGGCGGCGTGAACCTGCGCGACCAGAACCTTGCGAACATTCCTACCAACTACAAGATTCCAACTTACGGCACGCAAAAGGCTGGCGACTTTGGCAAGTCGGTAGTGCTGGATGTGCATGAGGCTGGAGGCCAGACGCAAGGCAGCCGATTCCACCCTTACTTTAACGAGCAAGGTGGGTTTGGCAACACCGAGTACGGCGCGGGAGAGCAGGGTTTGCTGGGCATCGCTGAAGACCTTGGCATCCCCGGAGGTATGGCTCAGGCTGGACGTTGGTTTGGTGGCGGTGAGTTGACGGGGTTGAGGTCGCCAAGGGGTGATGCGCTTGATCTGCTTGAGAAGCAGGTGGCTTTTACGCTTAAACAAAAAGGCGTGCAGCCTAACCCGGCTAATGTGCGTGCAGAAGTTCTTAGACAGATTGAGACGGGCGAGGGCGACCTTTTGCCTTACTACCGCAAGGAGGGTATGCCTGATGTGCGCCAGACTGGC